AGTGAAATACCTCCCTTTTGTGGATTTGTCTGTTTGTCGACTTTTTGTGTTGGTGGTGAGTGTTGTGCAGCCGGAGCTTCCTGATGGTCGTGAGTGGTGTGGGGAGACGCGTCGTTGGTGGCGTGTGTGGGGTGAGGATAGTCGCGCGCAGTACGTGTCTGATGAGGAGTGGCTGTTTCTCATGGATGCTGCGGTGATTCATGATTGTGTGTGGCGTGAGGGTCGCGCGGATTTGGTGGCTTCGCTTCGTGCTCATGTGAAGGCTTTTATGGGCATGTTGGATCGGTATTCGGTTGATGTGGCGTCTGGTGGCCGTGGTGGGGGTTCTGCGGTGGCGATGATTGACCGGTATAGGAAGCGCAAGGGGGCCTGATTAGGTGTCTGGTATTGTTGGGTCTCAGGTTCCTCGTCACCGGGTGGCTGCAGCGTATTCGGTGTCTGCTGGCGGTGATGCTGGGGAGTTGGGTCGTGCGTATGGGTTGACGCCTGATCCGTGGCAGCAGCAGGTGTTGGATGATTGGCTGGCTGTCGGTAGCAATGGCAGGCTTGCTTCGGGTGTGTGTGGGGTGTTTGTGCCTCGCCAGAATGGCAAGAATGCTATTTTGGAGATTGTGGAGTTGTTTAAGGCGACTATTCAGGGTCGCCGTATTTTGCATACGGCTCACGAGTTGAAGTCGGCTCGTAAGGCGTTTATGCGGTTGAGGTCGTTTTTTGAGAATGAGCGGCAGTTTCCTGACTTGTATCGTATGGTGAAGTCGATTCGTGCGACGAATGGTCAGGAGGCTATTGTGTTGCATCATCCGGATTGTGCCACGTTTGAGCGTAAGTGTGGTTGTCCGGGTTGGGGTTCGGTGGAGTTTGTGGCCCGTTCTCGTGGTTCGGCTCGCGGTTTTACGGTTGATGATTTGGTGTGTGATGAGGCTCAGGAGTTGTCGGATGAGCAGTTGGAGGCTTTGCTTCCTACGGTGTCTGCGGCTCCTTCGGGTGATCCGCAGCAGATTTTCCTGGGCACGCCGCCTGGGCCGTTGGCTGATGGGTCTGTGGTGTTGCGTTTGCGTGGGCAGGCTTTGTCGGGTGGTAAAAGGTTTGCGTGGACGGAGTTTTCGATTCCTGACGAGTCTGATCCGGATGATGTGTCGCGGCAGTGGCGGAAGTTGGCTGGTGACACTAATCCGGCGTTGGGTCGCCGCCTGAATTTCGGGACCGTAAGTGATGAGCATGAGTCGATGTCTGCTGCCGGGTTTGCTCGGGAGCGGCTTGGCTGGTGGGATCGTGGCCAGTCGGCTACGTCTGTGATTCCGGCGGATAAGTGGGCTCAGTCTGCTGTGGATGAGGTGGCTCTGGTTGGCGGGAAAGTGTTTGGTGTCTCGTTTTCTCGCTCGGGGGATCGGGTTGCTTTGTCTGGTGCCGGCCGGACTGATGCTGGGGTTCATGTTGAGGTTATTGATGGGCTGTCGGGAACGATTGTTGATGGTGTGGGCCGGTTGGCTGACTGGTTGGCGGTTCGTTGGGGTGATACTGACCGGATCATGGTTGCCGGGTCTGGTGCGGTGTTGTTGCAGAAGGCGTTGACGGATCGTGGTGTTCCGGGCCGTGGCGTGGTGGTTGCTGATACTGGCACCTATGTGGAGGCGTGTCAAGCTTTTCTGGAGGGTGTGAGGTCTGGGAGTGTTTCTCACCCTAGGGCTGATTCGAGGCGTGACATGTTGGATATTGCTGTGAGGTCGGCTGTGCAGAAGAAGAAGGGTTCTGCGTGGGGTTGGGGTTCCTCGTTTAAGGATGGTTCTGAGGTTCCTTTGGAGGCTGTGTCTTTGGCGTTTTTGGGGGCTAAGCGTGTTCGTCGTGGCCGTCGGGAGCGTAGTGGTAGGAAGCGGGTGTCTGTGGTATGAACTCGGATGAGTTGGCTCTGATTGAGGGCATGTACGATCGTATCCAAAGGTTGTCTTCGTGGCATTGCCGTATTGAGGGCTACTATGAGGGCTCTAGCCGGGTGCGTGATTTGGGGGTTGCTATTCCTCCGGAGTTGCAGCGTGTGCAGACTGTGGTGTCGTGGCCTGGGATTGCGGTGGATGCTTTGGAGGAGCGTCTGGATTGGCTTGGCTGGACTAATGGTGACGGCTACGGTCTGGATGGTGTGTATGCTGCGAATCGTCTATCAACCGCGTCATGTGACGTCCACCTTGATGCACTAATTTTTGGGTTGTCGTTTGTTGCGATCATTCCTCATGGTGATGGTACGGTGTCGGTTCGTCCGCAGTCACCAAAGAATTGTACGGGCAAGTTTTCGGCTGACGGGTCTCGTTTGGATGCGGGGTTGGTGGTTCAGCCGACTTGTGATCCTGAGGTGGTTGAGGCTGAGCTTTTGCTTCCTAATGTGATTGTTCAGGTGGAGCGGCGTGGGTCTCGTGAGTGGGTTGAGACGGGCCGTATTGAGAATGTGTTGGGTGCGGTTCCGTTGGTGCCGATTGTGAATCGGCGTAGGACGTCTCGTATTGATGGGCGTTCGGAGATTACGAGGTCTATTAGGGCTTACACGGATGAGGCTGTGCGCACACTGTTGGGGCAGTCTGTGAATCGTGACTTCTATGCCTACCCGCAAAGGTGGGTGACGGGTGTGTCGGCTGACGAGTTTTCGCAGCCTGGCTGGGTCCTGTCGATGGCTTCTGTGTGGGCTGTTGATAAGGATGATGACGGTGATACCCCGAATGTTGGGTCGTTTCCTGTGAATTCTCCTACACCGTATTCTGACCAGATGCGCCTGTTGGCGCAGTTGACGGCGGGTGAGGCGGCTGTTCCGGAGCGCTATTTCGGGTTTATTACGTCTAATCCGCCGTCGGGTGAGGCGTTGGCTGCTGAGGAGTCTCGGCTTGTGAAGCGTGCTGAACGCAGGCAGACGTCGTTTGGTCAGGGCTGGCTGTCGGTTGGTTTCCTGGCTGCTAAGGCGCTTGATTCGAGTGTTGATGAGGCCGCGTTTTTTGGTGATGTGGGTTTGCGTTGGCGTGATGCTTCGACGCCTACCAGGGCGGCTACGGCTGATGCTGTGACGAAGCTTGTTGGTGCCGGTATTTTGCCTGCTGATTCTCGTACGGTGTTGGAGATGTTGGGGCTTGATGATGTGCAGGTTGAGGCTGTGATGCGTCATCGTGCCGAGTCTTCGGATCCGTTGGCGGCACTGGCTGGGGCTATATCGCGTCAAACTAACGAGGTATGATAGGCGATGGCTTCGGGTGCTGTGTCGAGGTTGGCTGCTACCGGGTATCAGCGTGAGGCGGTTAGGTTTGCTGGGAAGTATGCGGGCTATTATGCCGAGTTGGGTCGTTTGTGGCATTCCGGGAAGATGAGTGACACACAGTATGTGCGTTTGTGTGTGGAGTTGGAGCGTGCCGGTCATGACGGTTCAGCATCGATGGCAGCCAAATTCGTGCAAGATTTTCGCCGGTTGAACGGTGTCGATCCTGGTTTGATCGTGTATGACGAGTTTGATGCTGCTGCGGCTTTGGCTAGGTCTATTTCGACCATGAAGATTCTTGAGAGTGACCCGGATAGGGCGAATGATACTATTGATGCTATGGCTGCGGGTGTTAATCGGGCTGTCATGAATGCTGGCCGTGACACGGTTGAGTGGTCGGCGGGTGCGCAGGGCAGGTCGTGGCGTCGGGTGACTGACGGTGATCCGTGTGCTTTTTGTGCCATGTTGGCTACGAGGTCGGATTATACGACCAAAGAAAGGGCACTTACTACTGGTCATACTCGGCGTCATAAGCGTGGTGGTAAGCGTCCGCTTGGTTCGAAGTATCATGATCATTGTGGTTGTACGGTGGTTGAGGTTGTTGGCCCTTGGGAACCGAATAGGGCTGATGCCGAGTATCAGAGGACGTATGAGAAGGCCCGTGAGTGGGTTGATGATCATGGGTTGCAGCAGTCGCCTGGCAATATTTTGAAGGCTATGCGTACTGTTGGCGATATGCGATGATTTGATGTGGTTTCCGGTTGTGCGCCGCCGGTTATTGGTGCACAGGGTTGTCTCCCGCACGGGGGTCAACAATGTTGTGTTGTTTTCCGCAAGGAGTGTAGGGTTAGGCTATGGCCGATCAGAGTGTTGAGGAACAGAATGTTGACAATGATGTTGTGGAGCCCGGAAAGGGTGGAGACATTGTTGATGTTGTGAAGGATGGGCAGGCTGCCGGCGATGATCATGCCGGTGATGTTTCCGTGAAGGATCAGGCTTCTGGGCCGTCTGGCACGGATTGGAAGGCGGAGGCCCGTAAGTGGGAGTCTCGTGCTAAAAGTAATTTCGCCGAGTTGGAGAAGCTTCGCGCCTCGGATGGTGATGCGGGGTCTGTGATTGATGATCTTCGCCGCAAGAATGAGGAACTCGAAGACCGGATCAATGGGTTTGTTCTTGAGGGTGTGAAGCGCGAGGTGGCTGCCGAGTGTGGCCTGTCGGGTGATGCGATCGCTTTTCTTCACGGTAGCGATCGTGAAGCACTGGTGGAGTCTGCTAAGGCTTTGAAGGGTTTGATCGACCAGAGTAGTGGTGGCGCGGGTGTGCGCCGTCTTGCGGGGAGTGCCCCCGTTGATGATGTTAAACGACGTGAGGGTGTCGCGTTTGTGGATGCTCTTGTCAATAATTCTAGGAGATGATTTGTGATGGCTGACGATTTTCTTTCTGCAGGGAAGCTTGAGCTTCCTGGTTCTATGATTGGTGCGGTTCGTGACCGTGCTATCGATTCTGGTGTTTTGGCGAAACTGTCGCCGGAGCAGCCGACTATTTTCGGCCCTGTGAAGGGTGCCGTGTTTAGTGGTGTTCCTCGCGCCAAGATTGTTGGTGAGGGCGAGGTTAAGCCTTCCGCGTCTGTTGATGTTTCGGCGTTTACTGCGCAGCCTATCAAGGTTGTGACTCAGCAGCGTGTCTCGGACGAGTTTATGTGGGCTGATGCTGATTACCGTCTGGGTGTTTTGCAGGATCTGATTTCCCCGGCTCTGGGTGCCTCGATTGGTCGCGCCGTGGATCTGATTGCTTTCCATGGTATTGATCCTGCCACTGGTAAAGCGGCTGCCGCTGTGAAGACTTCGCTTGATAAGACGAAGCATATTGTTGATGCCACAGATTCTGCCACGACCGATCTTGTTAAGGCTGTCGGCCTTATCGCTGGGGCCGGTTTGCAGGTTCCTAACGGTGTTGCTTTGGATCCGGCGTTCTCGTTTGCCTTGTCTACTGAGGTGTATCCGAAGGGGTCGCCGCTTGCCGGCCAGCCTATGTATCCTGCCGCCGGGTTTGCCGGTTTGGATAATTGGCGCGGCCTGAATGTTGGTGCTTCTTCGACTGTTTCTGGCGCCCCGGAGATGTCGCCTGCCTCTGGTGTTAAGGCTATTGTTGGCGATTTCTCTCGTGTTCATTGGGGGTTCCAGCGTAACTTCCCGATCGAACTGATCGAGTATGGTGACCCGGATCAGACTGGGCGTGACCTGAAGGGCCATAATGAGGTTATGGTTCGTGCCGAGGCTGTGCTGTATGTGGCTATCGAGTCGCTTGATTCGTTTGCTGTTGTGAAGGAGAAGGCTGCCCCGAAGCCTAATCCGCCGGCCGAGAACTGATCTATTTGTTGCGATAATGTTCATGCTGTGTGCAGGGGGTGGTGTTGATGGGTATCATTTTGAAGCCTGAGGATATTGAGCCTTTCGCCGATATTCCTCGAGAGAAGCTTGAGGCGATGATTGCCGATGTGGAGGCTGTGGCTGTCAGTGTCGCCCCCTGTATCGCTAAACCGGATTTCAAATACAAGGATGCTGCCAAGGCTATTCTGCGCAGGGCTTTGTTGCGCTGGAATGATACCGGGGTTTCTGGTCAGGTGCAGTACGAGTCTGCGGGTCCTTTCGCTCAGACTACACGGTCTAATACTCCCACGAATTTGTTGTGGCCTTCTGAGATTGCCGCGTTGAAGAAGCTGTGTGAGGGTGATGGTGGGGCTGGTAAAGCGTTCACTATCACCCCAACGATTAATGGTCGATATGCACATTCTGAGGTGTGTTCCACGGTGTGGGGTGAGGGTTGCTCGTGCGGGTCGAATATTAACGGCTACGCTGGCCCTTTGTGGGAGATATGATATGACCAGTTTTCCTTACGGTGAAACGGTTGTGATGCTTCAACCGACTGTTCGTGTCGATGATCTTGGCGACAAGGTGGAAGACTGGTCTAAGCCTGTCGAGACTGTGTTCCATAACGTGGCCATCTATGCTTCCGTTTCGCAGGAGGATGAGGCCGCGGGGCGTGACTCTGACTATGAGCATTGGTCGATGCTTTTCAAGCAGCCTGTTGTGGGTGCCGGTTATCGTTGCCGGTGGCGTATTCGGGGTGTTGTGTGGGAGGCTGACGGGTCTCCTATGGTGTGGCATCATCCGATGTCTGGCTGGGATGCTGGTACGCAGATCAATGTGAAGCGTAAGAAGGGCTGATAGATTGTGGCTCAGGA